CATACTAAAAAATGGCTTAGAGTTAGAAGAGAAGTACCTACGTTCCATTCTTAACTCGTCAGACAAGATTATACCTATAAAAGAAATAGGTCCGTACTCAAACGCTTTGTCTGGATTTAAGGCTCATCTAAATAACATAGGTAGACAAGATTTAGCAGGTTTTCTTGCTAAAATTAATTTTTCTGGAGATATAGAGAGTCAAATACCTAGCGAATTTATCTCTAAGCGTAACAACTACATTGCAGACATACAACAAATTCTACAAAAAGAGTACCAGAAGATTGCTCTAATGGAAGGTGGACGTAGGAACTTCAACAGGTTTACTCCTGATCAATACAAAGCATTCTATGACCTTATTAGACCAGACCTACAGTCACAGCAAGAGGGGTCACTTGGTGACTTAATGAGAAGGGCAGAGACAGATTTAAACAGTGTTATGATTGATCATATAAACAAACGTAACCCGTTGAAATCACAAAAAGTACAAGAGGCTGATGTTCTAAACAAACTGCATCTCATATTGTTTGACTCTCCTGCATCTGGGTCTGAAGAGGTCAGCACACGTAAGATTAAAAATAGGTTTGCTGAACTAAAAGATGAGATGAAAGATGGTACTTTAATGGACAATGACCTAGAAAACTATTTAGAGTCACAAGGTATCAATGTAGATAGCCCAAGTGACAAAGATTTAAAACAAATAACAGAAGTCTTGAGTGAAATAGAAGATATGATTATAGAACTTGAAACCACGAGGTCAAATGCGAACTAATAGTATTTGGGATCTATATGGGTTATTTGATAAGGCTGATAAAAACAGTGGTAAGTACGCTATTGCTGAAGCTGTGGCACAATCTGAGCAAAGGTTAATAGATAAGTACCAAGAAAATGGATTAGAGATTCCAAAACGTGAGGAACAAGAGTTCAACATTGATGACGTACAGCCGACTGAAGCTGAAAAAACTGCGAGAGAAGTTGTCAAAGGTGGTATTCAAGGTTGGTTCTTTGATGTACCAGAAAACATTTTAAACAGTGTAGAAGAGTATAAACCTGGGTTTCTACCAAAGAAAAAGCTAATATTTAATATTCCCGGGCTAAAGAACTACGATAAGAACAAAGATACTGTCTTCTTAATGGATGACGAAGAGTTCAACCAACTAAAAGACGAGAAGAAAATTAGCTATATGCCTCAGTTACTGGATGAACAAACAGTAGCAGGAGACTTTACTAGAACTATAGCTAAGACATTACGTGGTATACGTATGGCTAATCCTGTGGCAAAGCAGGTATCTAGTGTATTTCCTAAGTCGGCCCGAAAAACAACAGAAGTTTTAACAGAGGGTGTCATAGGTAGTCAACTTGCGTTTAACCCATACGAAGAACGTATATCCAATATGGTTAACGAGGTAATAGAGGACACACCAGCAGAAGTTCTAAAACCTTTCTTTGACTGGATGCAAGCTGATGATGACAATAGCGAAATAGAAGAACGCTTTAAGATGGCTTTAGAGTCTGTGGTTACAGATGTTGCATTTCTTGGTGCATTCAGGTTGTACAAAGGTAGACGAGATATTTTGAAAGCTGTTGTGGGTAACAAGTCACCTGACGAGATAGCAGAAATACAAGCTAAAGCTATGGCTCGTATGGATAAAAAAGCTAATAAATCTGAGTTACCCGTGTCTTCCAAAGATTACAATGGGACAGCACCTGCTACTAAGGTTTTACAAGCCAAACTAGAAGATCCTACAATATTTGCTAGTCCTACTACTGCCAAACGTGTTGTAGAAGATTTAGTAAATAGTGACTTTAGAGATGTTAATCCAACAGGGTATCGTGTATTTAACACAAAGTACCTTGAGGATGAAGGTGCATCAGAAGCTCTTAATATGTTTGAGACTCTTATTCGTAAAGAAATGAGTAGAAGAGTAGAAGGACTTGATGTACCAAAGGGACCAAAAACACTAACCGAAATACAAGAGGCAGGACTAAAGTTATCCGACACAATCCAAGGTCAGAGAATTATTAATGTTACAGAGGATACTGCAACACAATTAGGAGTTGATCGTGATCTTCTGATGGAAATGATGATGAAAGACCTGAATGACCTAGCAGGACTTGAGGCACGTACACTTGCATACAGAGGGGTTATTAGTCAATATGGTGCTGAGTTACAGCAGATACGTAAAGACTTAGCTAACAAACCTGGAGATCCTTTGTTAGAAGCTAGGTTTCTTGATCTTGTAGCACAAACAGAAGATGCACTAAGAGTGTTTGGTGAGGTACGTAGAATACCTGCAAGAACAGTTACAGCACAGCGTATCAAGGTTCCTAAGTCAATGGAGACTGCTAAACCACAAGAAATTAAAGATTTATATGATGCACTTCGTGAAACTGGAATGGATACAAGAAAGATCCAGTTATTTGCTGAAACACTTGGTTTAGCTAAAGGACCACTACACACAGTACGTATTGCTGAACTTGGTGCTGAGAGTATGGTAAGAAAAGGATTTAGAGGGTTACTTGAGTTCTACAGAAGTATGCTCTTGACAAGTCTTAAAACTCACATTACAAACACAGTCTCAGGTTTTGCAGAAACATTTGCAGTACCAGTTACTCGTTTAGTAGGTGGTACTCTTATGAGGGACAAAGAAGTTATTAAAGAAACTGGTAGTCACTTTGTTGGACTATTGTATGGCTTTAGAGAGTCTACAAGTAAAATGATTGAGGCTATTAGGCATGAACGTAACATTCTTGACCCTATGGGTACAAAGGTCGATGGATTAGTTAGTCCACATAGTAATGCTATTGCTATGGAAAACCTGGCACCTGATAAACCCTGGAGTCCATACAGTTGGTTAAGTTCTGCTGTTAATAACTTTGGTAAACTATCTAGGATGTCTATTAGATTGTTAGGTGGAGAAGACGAGTTTTTTAAACAGCTTAACTATAGAGCACAAGCATACTCTAAGATTGTCAAAAACATACCAGATGGTATGAACAGACAGCAACGTAAAGATTTTATTGCAAAAGCAATGGATGACTACTTTGATGAAGTTGGAAGGGCTACTGATAACGACTTACTAAACTATGCACAGAAGATAACATTTACAGAGGATCTTAGACCAGGGTCTCCCTCTGCTTACGTACAGAATCTTGCACATAAGTTTCCTCCGTTCCAGTTTATTATGCCGTTTATTCGTACTCCTGTCAATATATTTGAAAGGTTTAAGCAACGTACACCTATTCTAAACCATTTCTTCAGAAGTCATAGAGAAATGATGCAGTCAACTGATCCTGCTATACGTGCACAGGCTATTGGTAACACTGCTCTAGGTGTTGCTCTCTATGGTACCGCTGTTAGCTACATTATGGACGGTACTGTAACTGGAGGAGGACCAGTGGACCCTGACTTAAACAAGATATGGAGACAAGCAGGAAACCAACCATACTCTATTAAGACACCAAGTGGAAACTGGGTATCATACAATAGGCTTGATCCTATGTTTATGCCCTTTGTCTTCTTGACAACAATACATGAAAATGCTAATGTATTTATAGAAGATCCTAGTGACTATCAAGATCGTGTAACTGCTGGTGTGCTTGCATTTGCAAAAGCAGCTACAGATCGTACATATTTACAAGGTCTTGATGCTGTATTTAAGACATTTGCTAACATAAGCACAGGCAACACTGATAGAGCAATGGACCCTCTAGCTCAACTTGCGTTAAATGTTATTCCTCCTGTGATTAACCAGCAATACGACATAGGACAATCATTTGGTCTTTATGGTGGGGCCGAAGGTTTTAGAGAGGCTATATCATGGAATGAAAAGTTCATGCGTAAAGCACCTCAACTAACAGGATACAATGCAATCAAACATAGTTGGCTGACTGGTAAACCCATTGTGTCTCCTTTTGGGTATAATACTGGTATACCTGTGTCAACAGAGCAAGCAAACAAGTACCTGATGGAAGTTGTGCGGATGGGTAGATCCATTGATCCTCCAGATATTAGGATTGGTAATGTCGAAATGACAGGACCACAATACGCTGAACTCAATAAAATCATTGGTAATGTAGAAATACAAGGTATGACATTGATGGATGCACTTGCGGCTTTTATGGAGTCAGAAAATTATAACTTCGATCCTAACAGACACTACAACCCAGATTACCCAGACTTTAGAATTGAAGGTGTTCGTAGTATTATTAGAACCTACAAAGACATGGGTAGAAAGATGCTAATGTCACAAGATTCAGGACTTATGAATAGCTATATACAAGATAGAGTAAACGCAGGTATGGTCTTGCAAGGTGGTGAACCTTTGTTTGAATTAAATCTAAGGTAATACGACATTTACGGATTGAACTTTAATAAAACATGACTACAGACGTTACATTAACCAGTTTAGTGCTTAACCCGTGGGACGGTACATTTGCCACAGGTGATAAGATTGCACTTTCGTATGCTGACTTAGATTACATACCATCAGCTAGTGATCCTTTTAAGTCTACTAGCGGTGACGTATTTAAGGTATATATTGGTGGTATAAGGATATACAGATCGTCTGACCAAGAGTATGCAAGTGGGTCTGGGTTTCTTGAGGATGGGGATGTCTCTGGAGAAGAACTCAATGGTGTAGAAAATACAGCATGGACAGCTACAAGTGATAACGTGTGGACTATTGAAACTGCAAACCAACGTATCCTACTAGACAAAAGTGAAGTAGAAAACACAAGTCTCTATGGTTCAAGTGGGTTAAATATTAGCATCACAAGTGGTGTTATTATAGAACTACGTAGGGCAGTACAGGATCTAAAGAATACAGCAGTAGACTTTAGTAACGCATCAATCCTAACAGAACAAGATTTAGACAACTCTGCTAAGAACGTATTCCACGTAGCACAGCAAGCTATTATAGCAACTGAAAATGCTATGCTGTATGACTCAGGCACAGATACTTATAGAGCCTATCAACCTGGAACTACAACAAACAAACGTATTGCTAATGTTGATACACCCACAGCCGCAAATGATGCCGCAAATAAGACCTATGTAGACGGAAATAGTTCTACAGTTACAGTCGCTGGTATTGCTAGTGATGTGACTACTGTAGCTGGAATCTCAAGTGATGTAACTACAGTTGCAGGTATATCAGCCGATGTAACCGCAGTAGCAAACGATGCTACAGATATTGGTACAGTAGCAGGTCAGGAAACTGAGATTGGACGTTTAGGCACTGCTGATGCTGTAGCTGACATGGCTATACTGGCTACTGCCGATGTAGTCAATGATATGAACATATTAGCAACAGCAGATGTTGTTAATGACATGAATGTTCTTGGTACGGCTGATGTTGTCAACGATATGAACGTNCTTGGTACCTCAGATAACGTANCAAANATGCAGACGTTAGCTGATAGGTACGATGGAACTACAGATCAGACTACAGGTACTAATTTAAATATAGCTAACATCAATACCGTAGCAACTAATATTTCAACTATTAGTGCAAAAGTCTCTAGATCAGGTGACACAATGACAGGAGCACTAACCCTGTCTGGAGCACCTACCGCAGATAACCATGCTTCTACTAAAGCATACACAGACTCACAAGCCACTGCTCTCGCTTTGGCATTAGGATAAAATATGGCATTTAAAAACTACACAAAAACTATAGCCGCTGGTGCTGCCGAAGGTGCCGCTACCCAGGTAAGAGCCGCAACTTCTACCGATGTAATCATTGGTCTTAACGTAGCAAACACAAGTGCAAGTGCTACTTCTACAGTTGCCGTTAAGATGGCAGGAACAAAGTTACTAGATAATGCACAGATTCCTGTTGGTGGGGCAATAGAAGTTATCCAAGGTAAAATTGTGCTAGAAAGTGGGGATGATATAGATGTAATACCCACAGGTGCAGGAGTAGATGTGGTTATGTCGGTATTGGAGAACGCATAATGGCAAGAACACAAGGTGCTGTAGACACAGGTATACAACAGACTACCAAAGATGAACTAGAGTTACGTGCAGGATCTAGCACGATCTCAAAGGTAGACGTAAGTGGTATTCGTAGTCAACAAGGTATCATAAGACACAAGAATACCATATCTACCTCAGTAACCATTGCATCCGATGAAACGGCAGTAGCCGCTGGCCCATTAACAATTGACTCAACAGGAACCCTTGAAGTTGCTTCAGGTGGAATTATGGTGATCGTATGACAGGAATTGTAATCCCCGATGGTGGGACAATAGGATCGGCTAGTGATACTGATGCGATTAGTATTGCTTCTGATGGTAAAGCAACTCTAAGTCAAAAACCTACGTTTTCACAGGGTATAGAAAACACAGGGACTATTGATGCAGGAACATTTAACGGAACAATTGGGGATTCAATCACACTTAGTCAAGGCACTTGGACACCAACTTTTACAAATTCATCTGGCACAGACATAGTAACAACTTATGGTCCTAGACATACATCTTACACAAGAATTGGAAATTTAGTATTTTTTAATGTTGATGTATCTTTAAATCAAGGGGGCACTGCACCAAGTAGTTCTAGTAGTCAACTATTTATGTCAGGACTACCTTTCTTTGGAGTTAGCCCTGGTACTAATAATATAGAAAGTAATGGACACCCCGGTGGTATTGTAAGTTATCACCAAAGTATAAGTTCAGCATTTCCGGTAAGCTATTCAATTCATTGGGCTTTGCAAGACACTGGTCGGATTAATTTTTATTATGCAAATGGGGACGCTATGACTACGTTTAAAATGAATTGGTTAACAGGAACATCACGAATGATTCTTGAAGGGCAATATTATTTAGCAGAGATTACATAATGATTGAAGAAACACCAGAACAAATTTTAAGAAATATTAGAAATATGATGTTAGTTTCTAGCGATTGGCAAATGATGAAAGCTAATGAAACTAATGTGGGTATTGATAATTGGAAAACCTACAGACAAGCCCTTCGTGATCTCCCAGCTAACAGCACACCTAGTTTAGATGAAAACGGAAATTTAACAGGCGTAACTTGGCCTAATAAACCAGAATAAGCATCATGACNTCAATACTTA